CAACTCTTTGTTGTGGTCTACCATAAAAATATTCAAAGTATAACTTAACTGCCCATTGTTCTTTTTTCTCTAATCCTTTTTTTAATGAATTTAATGCTAATTCATTTAAAGGTGTAAGTTTCTCTATTAGCTTTTGTTCATCTGCTTTAGGTTTTCTACCTGCACCCATTCTTTTCCCTCCGTGTGTATTCATTTTGAAATAATTTGATTAATCAAGTTATACTATATAATAGAAATATCTTGAATTTATTTAAAACATAGTTAATTGTTGTTTATGTCTTTTTATTCTTTTCATAGCTTCTTCATAATATTCTTTATCTAATTCACAAGCAGTTAAATCATATCCTAAGTTATGACAAGCTATTGCAATACTACCACTACCTAAATGAGTGTCAAGTATTTTATCCCCCTCTTTTGCATAATTCATTAAAAGCCATTCGTAGAGTTTTATTGGTTTTTCTGTAGGGTGTATCTTCTTTTGTTTTTGTGGATTATTTAAGTAACCAAAACCTATCCAATCGTATGTAAATTTTCTTAATATGCAGTTAAATGAACTGTAAGCCAATTCTCCATTTGAGTAGTTTTTATTATTTGCATTTGTTATTTTTTTATCCCAATATATCCAACCTTTTTTTGCAGGTAATAAATCAGCAAAGTAATTACCGCCCCAAATAATTTGATTTTTACTTACTCTTTGTAATTCTTCAAAATACTCTTTAGATGGTCTACTTGTATCCCAACCCTTTTTGATATGATGTTGTTTATTTGAAAACGTATTAGCTTTACCACTTTTCCCTTTTACCGTTGTATTTCCATCATAATTAATACCATAAGGGGGGTCTACTATTGCTAAGTCAAAATAATTATCTTCATACCTTGACATTAATTCCATATTATCTTCGTTAGTTATATTCATTTGGTAGCATTAATCTTATACCTAGTTCTGTCATTGCCCATATTCTTATTTGATCTGCATATATTTCAAACTCTTTACTATTCATTCTAGCTGTGCTATGTACAATGTGTAAGTCAATATGTTTATCATTTATTATTATTCCTTGCCATTCACTTGAAAACTTTATTTTAAGTGTGTCGTGCATTTCATCAGGAAAATATCCTAATTCATTTGCTAATGGTTGTACTATACAAGCCCAATAATAATTGTTCTGC